GGAGTGACAGAGGATGCGCTCTTTAACCGCCTGCGCACTGGTGGCGATCAGATCTTCCCAATGGGCTGGGCGATGGTTCTCCAGCAGGCCAGCGGCACCAAGCACATCGCTGATGCGGTATCGCGCCAGTCGAACAGCGTCAATGTTCCGCTGGTGGATATCGAGGATGTGGATAACGCCGACATCAATCAACGCCTGATGGAAACCATTGAGTGGATCAGTGAGCACTCCAAGTTCGTCCGCAAGGCAACCGCTGATGGCGTCATTGACCAGGCCGAACGAGAGCAAATCGAAGAGAACAGTTACCAGGTGATGGCGAAGTGGCAGGAGCATTTAACGCTGCTGTATCGCGTTTTCTGCGCGCCAGAAAAGAGTGACGCCCGCGAGTGTGCAGCTCCGGGCGCCTTGGCGTGTCGTATCAGTGGAGAAACTAACGCATGAACAGTTTAACGGTAAAGAACCGCTTGCCGCAACTTCGGATGATCCCGGTGCCAGGCCTTCCGCTGTTTCGGTATGAACGCAGAGTAGCAAACCGCTGGGTGGCATGTAACCACAGCCGCGCCACTGCAATCGTGGGTGTGTACTACCGGAGGGCAAAGGCCTTATGCGCGAACTCGACCGCTGGTTTAAAGACCGTCGGGGGATCCCCGTTCGTGTCATCCGCTGGGAACCAGAAGCGCAGCGCGTTATCTACCTGCGTTCTGGCTACCCACACGAGTGCTCAAGTCCACTCCAGGTCTTCAAGCGCGATTTCAGGGAAATTGAGGTAGGTCCAGATGAGCATGGAATTAATGGTCAGAGCCATGAAAGCAAAAGTGGGTACCCCGCTGCGCAAGCTCGTGCTGATAAAACTAGCCGATAACGCCAGTGATCAGGGCGAATGCTGGCCCTCCGTTCCCTATATCGCAGAGCAATGTGAGATATCGGAGCGCTCTGTGCAAAACCATATCAAACAGCTGGTTAAGGATGGTCTGGTATCGGTTGAAGTCCGCAAGGCGGCTACCGGCCTGAATCGCACCAACGTCTACAAACTCAACCTTCCCAGTGGTGCAAATGCTGCACCCTCTGGTGTACGTCCTGCACCGGGTGGTGAATCTCCTGCACCAGGTGGTGAATCTGCTGCACCGGTTAGTGGTGCAGGAGCTGCACCCGGAACCAGTCAGTTCTCTGAACCAGTCAATGAACCAGTCAATGAAAACTTATTTGAACTGGCCTGGGCGTTATATCCGAAGCGGGCAGGTGGTAACTCGAAAAGCGCTGCGCTGAAAGCCTGGGATGCCCGCGTTCGTGAAGGTGTGCCACCTCTCGTCATGCTGGAGGGTGTGAAGCGCTATGCCGGGTTTGTTGCTCAAACAGGCAAGACCGGTACCGAGTTTGTCAAACAGGCCAAAACCTTCTTCGGCCCTGATATGCACTACGAAGACGACTGGATGGTTCCAGCCAGTTCCGGCATCAAAGAGGATCCGCTTTTTAAATCCAGCTATGTCGGTACCGACTATTCGCAGGGAGCCAAAGGCTTCCGGGTGGTGAACGGATGAGCATCGAATCCGAAGTTTTGCAGTACGCGCTGGCTAACCCAGGCTGCAGCACCCGGCAGGTTGCCAATGTTCTGACTCATAGCTCGTTTCGCACGATCAGCCGCTGCCTGTTCCGTTTTCACAACGAGGGAAAGCTCAAGCGCGAGATTCATAACGACACGACGATTGTGTATTACCCCTGCGAAGACTTCGTCAAAACAGAAGCCGCAGCAGCAGCTGCTTCCTACGCAGACACAGTGAAGACCCTGACTGATTTAGAAAAATACGCCGTAGAGCTGGAGGAGAAGGGGCTCTACCTGCGCGCTGCGACGGTATGGCTTCAGGCTTTCGACCTGACAGCTGTGAATAAGGATCGGGAGCGTTACGTCAAACGACGTGCGTCATGCCTCAAACAGGCCAAGAAACGCTGCGTAACAGACGCATGCTTGCTGGCAGGCCATTACATCGGAGAAGACCAATGACCAATAAATACTGCCGGGACCTGGCCGAACTGCGCGGCCAGTCGCGGCACGAACTGAAGGAAGTCGGCGACCAGTGGCGCACGCCGGATAACATTTTCTGGGGCATCAACTCCATGTTTGGCCCGTTCGTGCTGGACCTTTTTACTGACGGCGAGAACAGCAAATGCGAAGCGTATTACACCGCTGAGGACAACGCGCTGGTGCAGGACTGGTCAGCCCGGGTTGCAGAACTCAACGGCGCCGCCTTCGCGAACCCGCCTTACAGCCGCGCCAGCATGCATGAAGATGAGTACATCACCGGAATGCGTTACATCATGCAGCACGCCAGCGCGATGCGTGAAAAGGGCGGTCGCTTTGTCTTCCTGATCAAGGCTGCGACCAGCGAGGTGTGGTGGCCTGAAGATGCAGATCACGTTGCGTTTATCCGCGGTCGCATTGGTTTCGATCTGCCGATGTGGTTTGTGCCAAAAAACGAAAAGCAGGTGCCGTCCGGAGCGTTCTTCGCCGGTGCGGTCGTCGTATTCGACAAGACCTGGCGCGGCCAGGCGATGAGCTATATCAGCCGCAAGGATCTGGAAGCGCGAGGGGATGCATTCATGGCGCAGATCCGCCGCGAAGCTGAGCGCCTGATTAAGCGTGATGATCCGCATGGGCAACCTCAGAAGCTTATTCCTGAGGCTCTCTCCCTGCAGGAAGAAACGCAGGCTCCGGCCAGTCCTGTGCTGGTGGATGAAGCTCCACCAGCAGCTGCTGAGCCAGAACTCCCGCTGACCAAGAAAAACATTCTGGAGCAAAGCGGTTTTAACTTCTGGGCGTGTGCATGCGCGGCGTTCGGCGACAAAGAGGTATACACCTTCTCAGAATCTCGCTTTGCGCACACTTGGGCATCTGATTCAGTGGCCAGCCCTGAATTCATTGTTGTGCCGCTCGAAACCATCGCCCGGGCGGTAGCGCTGATAAGAGAAAATGTTGATCACCAGCAGCTGATTACTTGGCTGGATCAGCAAAGCTTCGAGCATGACAACATCCGTAAAGACATGCAGGAGCGCCTGCTAATTCTGGCGCCAGAGATGATCAGCGAATATGGATTGGCGTGCGATGAGGTAACAGCCATCCTCGAGACCATCCCCCGGCATCACTGGAACAATATTCGCTCTCTCAGGATCCGGTTCCGGATGCTGATGGATGAACGCAAAGCCGGGCGGAATGAGGAGAAAGTAGCGTGAAAACCCTGAGCATGCGCCAGCAGGAGGTCTTAGACCTGCTGGTCGATTACCAGAAAGAGCACGGCTTCCCTCCAACCGTTGCTGAACTGGCCGGATTAATGGGCTGCCGCTCGCATAACTCGGCGCGGGACGCTTTGCTCATCCTCCAGCGAAAAGGGGCCATCACGATCACCCCGGACGTCTCCCGCGGGATCTCTATTACAGGGCAGCAATGCGAAGATGAAGCCATTGCGATAATTCGTGCGCTGCTGATCGGCGATGAAAGCGCGCGCGAACAGGCGCTCACATTCCTGGAGATCCGCGGGGTCGAGCTATGAAGC